CCCGAACTAAAGGACAGGGTAAATGCTATCAGCGAGACAGGCAGTTCAAAAGGAATATCTGGACCTCATTAGCGAGGCGACGAGGCGCAAAGATCAAACAAGCCCTCTGATGAAGGCCTTAGCCCTGAAGGACCTTTATTTTTTGCTCGTTTACCTGCTGGGACAATCCCACATGAACGAGGGGCCGGAGTATAAAAAAGACTGGCTTTTCGACAGGTGCCGGGAGGTCCAGGCGGAGCCGGACGGATTCTTAGATTTATGGGCACGTGAGCATTACAAGAGTACGATTATCACTTTCGGCCTGACCATACAGGATATTTTAAAAGATCCCGAGGAGACTTTCGGGATTTTTGCGTTTAACCGGCCCATCGCAAAGGGATTCCTGAACCAGATCAAAAGGGAATTCGAGGGCAACGCGGAACTGAAGGGCCTCTTCCCCGAGGTCCTGTGGCGGAATCCGGAGAGGGAGGCGCCCAAGTGGTCGGAGAATGACGGCATAATCGTCAAAAGGAAAGGGAACCCGAGAGAGGCCACCCTGGAGGCCTGGGGCCTGGTGGACGGTCAACCGACCAGCAAGCACTTCGGGGTGCGCATATATGACGATATTATTACGGAAGATAGCGTAACCAATATCGAACGGATAAAGAAGATCACAAAATACTGGGAGTTGTCCGAGAACCTGGGCAAGGACGGCGGCAGGGAACGCTTTGTCGGCACCATTTATCACTTCGCAGACACCTATCACACCATCATGGAGAGAGGGGCGGCAATCCCTCGCATCTATCCCGGGACCGATAACGGGACGATCACCGGGAAACCGGTGCTTTATTCAGACGAATACATGGCGGATAAAAAAAAGAAACTGAGCAGCTATGTATTCGCCTGCCAGATCCTGCTCAATCCAAAATCTGACAGCGTAATCGGTTTCGATGAAGAGTGGCTGAGATACTGGCCGGCCCAAAAGTTTAACAACCTCAACCTGTACATCTTAGTCGATCCGAGCAGCTCTAAAAAGAAGAACACGAACGACTATACCGTCATGGATGTGATCGGCCTGGGGGCGGATAAAAATTATTACTGGGTAGACGGCATCCGGGACCGGCTGAACCTGACAGAGAAGGCGGCCAGGCTGTTTTATTTTCACAGGACCTACATGCCTCTGGGCGTCTGGTATGAGGAGTACGGTCTCCAGGCCGACATCGAGCATATAGAGGGAGTTCAGGACCGGGAGAACTACCATTTTGAAATCAACCCATTAGGCGGCAAGCTGGCCAAGAGCGACCGGATAGAGAAACTGATCCCTATTTTTCAGGAGCATCGTTTTTATATCCCTGAGACCCTGATCAGGGTCAATCACCTGGGTCAACAGGAGGACGTGGTAAAGGCGTTCGTCAACGAGGAGTATAAAATCTGGCCCTATGCGCTCCATGACGACAGCCTGGACAATAAGTCCAGAATCCTTGACCCGGAAATAAAGGTCAAATTTCCGGAATATAAAGTTCCACTGCCGGCAGGTTTTGACGCAAAGAGGAACGAATGGGATCCACTGAGATCTTAACGCGGTTTTAAAGAGATAAGGAGGGACATGAAAATGGGAAAGGTTATCAAGAGATTAACCGGGAGCTGGTTAACATTTTTCTTTCTGCTGATTGTTTTGGCGGGCACGGTCTATGCGAGATATGAGTTTGATCCGCAGTATAAAAACCAGGGCACGGTCGGCCGGGCTACCAACCCCTGGGGCGAGGGCGGATTTCGAGACCTGGGCGTTACGAGAAATCTCGATTTTTGCGGTTCAGGGGATGACACCATAACGGACGCCGGTGTCAGCCGCTTCTATTCGCGTGTCTTTAAAGTGACAAACTACAACCAGCTCACTGCTACGGAGGAGAGCGGCGCATCTATTTTTATTCTTGATCCATCGCTGTATAAGGCGAGTACCTTTGAGATAGATTTGACGGCTATCTCAAACAGCGCCCTCCCCTTGGGGACGACCGGCTTAACCGTATGGGCAAAAGCGTTTACTGGGCTGACAGTTGCACCGGTAACCCCCACAGCGGCCAATGACGGCTATGAATTCAGCCTGACAAAACCGGACACGAGCACGTCACCGATCTACCTCTGGCAGCCGACAGAAGATAACAGCGGCACGACCGTAACCGGCACGCTCAGGGCTCTTGATCGAGAGGGTGTATTTGTTACAGGGGCGAGCACATTTCGCATAGACGCCCAGGGCGACAACCAGACATTTCGGCTGCAATACGATTCCGCGATCAGCGTACAACAAAAAGCGGAGCTGATAAGCGGTTAACCCCCCCGGCTTAAGGTTGAACGATGAGAAAAGGCCGCACAGTCTACCACTGCACAGGGAAGCGCAGTGGTAAGAAGATCAAGACGCACCGGAGTGTCAAAAAGGCCAAGGGACAACACAGGGCCATTATGGCAAATAAAAAATGAAAGGTATGCCTGAAATCATAGTCAGGTCCGGCACGATCGGCACAATCAAGGCCATATTCAGATCCGGACCGGTTGAAGTGGTTAAAACCGATGAGAGCCACTTTGAAGGGTTTTGGGAAATTTTGAAGGAATGGGGCTCTTTTTGGGCGGACAAAGGCGAGGTCAAAAATTATGAGGCCTTCAGGATATGGTACCGGGAAACGGCCAGGGAATCAATGACAGGGATAGACAACGGCCAGGTTGTAGGCGGGGCGTACCTGGACAATATTTATCCGGGCCATTACGCCACGATCAACATATTCAAACGCAAGGGATATCTTAATCATAGGATGATCACCGCTATTTTGAGGGATGGCATACCCTTGTTTTTCGAAAAATACAATCTACGAATGTTGATAGGCATTACGAGGCACAGGGCAGCTATACGCCTTGCGCGTCGCCTGGGATTTCGGAAGGATGGCCGCTTAAGACAGTGGGCACAGGTTGATGGCCGCTGGACGGATTATACCATGTTATCCATATTAAGGAGCGAGGTAATATGATGATATTTGTTAAAAGTCTTAAGGGGTTACCACTAAGTTTTATTGATCCCCCCGGAGGTACCCTGTCAGTCCATTGCAAGGGGGGGAGTTCTCCTCCACCTCCGGCACCTCCACCCGCATATGAACCGCCCCCCCCTCCGGAGCCTCCACCGGTATATGTACCGCCACCCAGTCCCTATGACGAGGCTAACAAGGAAGAGCTGGAAAAGGCAAAGAAAAAGATATCGAGCCAGGCGAGAGGCAGGTCAAGCACAATACTTACGGGGTTGCTGACAGAAGCGCCGGCCACCCAAAAGACAAAACTAAAAAGAAAATTGGGGGAATAAAAAATGACTTTACCGAGAAAACCAAAAGAGATAGGCGAGCTGGAGAAATTGGCCACCAGGGAAGTGGAGATAGGCGGCTTTACCCTTGGAACGGTGCCAGGCGGAAAGTATGTCAAGGTGCCAAAAACGGTAAATGTGGAGAGATGGTATTCGGGGGCAGCCCAATTCTACCCATCTGGTTACAAAACAACCAAGCATGTCGCTCTTGGCAGCACACAGACCACTCAGACGCCCGCACAAAGAGAGGCAGCTATCAAAGCTGGAGCCTACACAGGCCCGGTATGGGATAAAGCTCCCGAAGAAACTGCAAGGTGGCAGCCCTTTAATCTAACGCATTCTTACGAGACCTACGACTGGAAGCTGGAGGACCCCCATGGGGCGACCAGGAGTAAATTACAGGAAGAAGAAGCCAAGAAGGCGGCGGACGTTGAAGAGTTTGCGAAGCAAAGTGAAGCATGGAAGCGCAAGGGCGGTGGAGAGGCCGGCCAACGCCCAGGCACCAGGTCCGGCAATACCATCCTTACCGGCGGGAAGGGCGTGTATGGAAAACCGACAACAAAAAAAGAGAAATTGGGCACCTGATCCATGTCGCTACCGAGAAAGCCTGAAAGTGTAAAAAAGTTGGAAGATCTGGTCAAGAGACCGATTGTTGTGGAGGGCTACACCCTGGAGACCGTGCCGGGAGATAAACCTGAGATCATAGAAAAATTAAAGGAGTTTCACATCAAGCGCATCGAGCATCTAACAATGCTGGCCAGTTGGAAAAGGCCGCAGAGCAAAGACGAATCATTGAGGAAACAGAGGGATGCCAGAAGATGAAATAGCAAAAAGCCTCCTATCAGCTCAAAAAAACCTGGAGGAGATCCGCAACCCCTACGAGGAGACATGGCAGGATGTAGCCGACCATGTCGCCCCTATCAGGGAAGATATCAGGATGGAGAAGGCCGAGGGCCAGCGCCTGGCCACCAAGATATATAACGGCAACCCTATTTACGCCGTGCAGGTGTATGTGGATGGGATGAGCGGCCACCTTATCCCGGCCAATATTTTGTGGTTCAGACAGACTCTCAAGGTGTCGGTGAAGGACCGTTTATCGGCCCGCCAACCCGGCGCTATGACGAGGGGGCCAATGAGGCCCTATATTGCCAGGTATGAGTATATGGAGGACATCCCGGAGATAAAGGCCTGGCTCCAGGAAGCGGATATAGGCATGTACCGGGCCTATCAGCGTTCTAACTTTTACTCCGCCATGACGCCCTACTTTGAGGACGGCGGCACGATCGGCACGGCAACGATCTACTCGGAAGAGAATAAGGGTGAGGGGAAGATCGCATTCACCACAATGCACCCCGGCCAGGTATATATCGCAGAGAACCAATACGGCGAAGTGGACACCGTTTTCAGAAAGGAAAAGCTGACAGCCAAGAAGGCGAAGGAGCGATTCGGTAAGGGAAAACTATCGGATGCCGCCCAGCGTTCCCTTGAAACAAATCCATACGAAAAATATCCGTACCTGCACGCCGTTTACCCCAGGACCAAGCGCAATCCCGATAAGCTGGACGGGCTCAATAAGTCGTTTGCATCTGTTTGGGTGGATATAACCTCCAGGAAGGTCATAAGTGAGTGGGGTTACGACGGTCTACCGTACCATGTCTGGCGGTACCGCAAGAGCAGCCTCGAAACCTACGGCCGCAGCCCGGCCATGTTCGCCCTTGCCGATATCATGTCTTTAAACCTTATCAGCAAGGATATGCTCAGATCGAGCCGCATGTCGGTAGATCCGGCTTATAACGTTCCGGCGGAACTGTTAGGTAAGGTCAACATCATACCGCACGGTTTTAATTATTATGGTGACGATCATAATCGGATCGTTACGCCTGTCCAGACCGGGATTAATTACCCGATCGGCACTGACAGGGAGGACCGTATCAGGGATGTGATCGAGCGGCATTTTCATCTTGATTTTTTTCTTATGCTGACCAGGGCGAAACGGCAGATGACCGCTACAGAGATCCTGGAGCGGGCCGGCGAGAAAGCGGCCCTCATGGCTACGGCAATCGGCAGACTTAACCAGGATTGCCTTGATCCCAATATGAACAGGGTGTTTCAGATCGAATACAGGGCAGGGAGATTACCGGAGGTCCCCCAGATCTACTGGGATTACGGCGCGGGTCCCATCGGCGTCACTTATTTAGGCCCTCTGGCCCAGGCCCAACGGCGGCTTTTTAAAACACAAAGCATTACCCAGGGTCTCATAGCCCTGCAACCCCTGGCCGAGATGTTCCCTCATGTGCTGGATGTTGTGAACGAGGACGAGACAGCCAGGGAGATACTGGAATCCAATAATTACCCTCAAAAGGCTACCAGGTCTACCGAAGAGGTGGATAAAATGCGCCAGGTCAGGGAGGATCTGGCACAAGCCGAGGCGGCCAAGAGGCAGCTTATGGAGGGATTAGCAGGGGCCAAGACTTTGGCCGAGGCGGATCAGGCGAGTGGTGGCGAAATATTCAAAAACCTACCCGGTTTAATGGCACAGGCAGGAGCGGCTTAAGGTGGCAGGCGAGAAAACAGCATATGAAAATATGATTGAAAACCGGTCAAGGGATTATCAGGCGGCCTTTTCGACACCGGCTTTGACCAGGATTCTTGCAGATATTTTAACTAAGAATTACTTTTTCAGCGAGTGCAAGACCGAGGAGGAAAGAATAAAGCGGAATGTGGCAGTAAAAATATTAGAAGACATGGGCGTATTGCAGCACCAGACTATTATGCCCATTACCATAGCGCTTATTGATATAGCCAAAAAATACCCTATTAAATTACGAGAGGAGAGTAACCATGGCAGATGTAAATAACGGCGGAACACCACCCGCATGGGCGGCGCAATTACCGGACGACCTCAAGGGCAACGAAACACTGACCCAGTACGAAACCATAGGCGATCTGGGGAAGAGTTTTATTGACCTGCATGGGAGGACCGCAAACTCCGTCCAACTGTTAGGGGATAAGGCCACCGACGAAGACCGGGCAACCTTCTATAACAGACTGGGACGACCCGAAACCCCGGACGGCTACGCATTACCGGAGCCGCAACTCCCGGAGGGCATGCCTTACGACAAGGAGGGAGAGCAGAAATTCCGTAAGGTCATCCACGACCTGGGCCTCAGCAAGGCAGCGGGTGAGAAGCTGTTTTCGACATATAACGAGGAGGCCGTCAAGGTATTCGAAGACTTGCAGACAAAACGCAAGACGTATCACGACGACCAGGTCAAAGCCCTTCAGGGAAAATGGGGAAACGATTATTCGAAGAATGCAGAAAACGCAATGGCAATCGCCCTGGAGCATGGAGGCGAGGACTTTGCGAAGTTTCTGGAAACAAGCGGGCTGGGCGATAATCCCAGGTTAGTCGAGTTCTGCTTTAAAATCTCCTCCGAGATTGAAAAGCTAAAAGGGTTTATTGACGAGGATAAACTGCTTACCGGAGATCGAGGAGGAGGAGCAGAGGATGAGAGCCCGGCGGATCAAATTTTCCCCGAAATGAAAGCAGCAAATAAAGGAGGGTAGCAACAATGGGAACTATCGGAACCAATGTATACACCCTTGCAGACTGGGCCAAGCGGATCGGCCCGGACGGCAAGATAGCCAAAATAGTCGACATCCTCAGTGAGACCAATGAGGTATTGGAAGATGCCCTCTTCAAAGAGGGTAATCTTCCGACCGGTCATCAGACCACCGTTTTGACCGGGCAGCCGACCGTCACCTGGCGCAAGCTCAATCGTGGTATTCAGCCGAGCAAGTTTACCACCATTCAGGTCACAGACACATGCGGCATGCTCAGCGCCCTGGCCAAGGCGGACAAGGGGCTCGTCGAACTGAACGGCGGCACCACACTTGCCAGGCTGGCAGAGGAAAAACCCTATATCAGCGCCATGAACCAGGACCTGGCAGGCGGTATTTTTTATTACGATACCGACCTGACCCCGGAGAAGTTCCTGGGGATGGCCGCCAGGTATCCATACTCGGATGCCCCGAACGTGATCAATAACGGCGGGAGCGGCAGCGATGTAACGAGCATCTGGCTGGTAGGCTGGGGAGAGAACACCGTCCACATGATTTTCCCCAAGGGCACCAAGGCCGGTATCCAGCATACCGATGTGGGTAAGGGCGAGCCTATCCTGGTATCCGACGACCAGACACCGGCCGGGGAGTATCTGGCATTTGTGAGTTGGTGGGAGTGGAAGACCGGGCTTTGCGTACAGGACTGGCGCTATATCGTCAGGGTATGCAACGTGGAGACCGCCGGAGACGCCAACACGTTTGATCATAAGTATCTGATCCAGGCCTATAACAAAATACCCAACATGAAACTTTGCAAGCCGGCCATCTACGTCAACGAGACCATCAAGACACAGATGGATATCGCCGCATCTGACAGCAACAACCGCTTTTTCACGCAGGTTGATGATGCTTTCGGGAACCCGGTCACCAAGTTTTGGGGTATCCCGGTCCGTAAGGTGGACCAACTGTTGAACACAGAGACCGCCCTGGTAGCGGCATAGGTCGTTTCTTGATCGAAGTATTTAACATTTAATCAGAAAATCCTTGCGAAAGGAGGATAAGCAAAATGTTATTAGATGGACATACCGAGTTAAGCAATGCACAGGCCATTACGGTAACAGATGACAGTGAGGACATATGGGATACCCAAACCGATTTTATCGGGGCCGGGAGACCCCTGCCCATTCAATGCGCTGTTACGACAACCTTTACCTCTGCCGGCGCAACCACACTGACCATATCGCTGCAGAGCAGTGACGATTCAACTTTTGGCAGTTCTACGACACACTGGGCAACAGCCGCCCTGGCCAAGGCGGCGCTGGTAGCAGGCTACGCTATTGAGCTGCCCCCCATACCGGAGAACACGGACCGGTATGTGAGGCTCTATTACACCGTAACTACCGGTCCTTTTACGGCGGGCAATCTTGACGCAAATGTTGTGATTGATAAACAGTCCAATAATTACGAAAAGATCAGCTTTTTCAATGGCCTGTAAAACCGGGCCATGAAGCATGGAGCATGGAGCATGGGGCGGGGAGTTAAATATCCTGCCCCGGCTCTTTATCTCAAAGAAAGGAGAAGGGAAAAATGGCAAAAAAAGACGAGCTTGAGGACAAGCAGATGATGCTGACAGCCCTGGAAGAGGATATCCTCAGCCGCATGGTCGAGGTAGAGAAAAGGGAGATGGCCCTGCAGGACAAAGAGGATAACCTGGAGGCACAGAAGTCTGCGATAGAAGACAGGAAAAATGACATTGAAACACGCTTGAATGAAGTTGCAGAGCGGGAGGCAGCCATGGCCGGAAAGTCAGAGGAAAGCCTGAAGGATCCGGTACCCATTACGCCGGCACGCAAGCGATTGAGATATAAATGTGTCAAAAAATGTCATCATCCGGTAAGCCCCACAAAACCTGCCACCTGCAAGTTATATTACCCGGGCGAAGATTATTACGCATTTGAGGGCGACGAGGTGCCAAAGCATTTCCAGTTGATCCGTGACGCAGTAGACGAGCTGGAGGCCAGCAAACTGATAGATGAAGAGAACCAGCGGACCCTCCCCCCGTTTTTGGCAGACAAAGTAGCAGCGGTGCACGGCGGCAGTTAAGCCGGGAGAGGGTAAACCATGAAAGGAGACCAACCCATTATGGCCACGAAAAGCAAAGATCCGCCTATGGTCAATCTGAATTTCCCAAAAGGCTCGGGCGTGGAACCCAAGGGTTTCAACGAGATGACGATCGACGGCAAGGTGAGGATTACCCTGGAGGGCACAGTAAAATCCATCAGCAAAGACGAGTATGAATGGGATAAGGGGAAAAGGTTCTCGGTCAAACCATCAAAATGCAAGATCGAACCCACGGGGATCCCCGCCGACAATGCCGACGACCTGTATCCCAAAATGCAAAAGAAAAAAGGGTAAAAAAAAATGGCAACAGCCAAAGATATATGCAACATGGCACTGGCCAGGATCGGGGACTTCATGATTGAGGAGAGCGCCCAACCCCCCAACTTTACGGGCAGCGAGCCCTATGCCCTGCTTGCCAACCTGCTTTATGAACAGAAGCGGGACGAGGTCCTGGAGATGTTCCCCTGGCCGTTCGCAAGGCGCCGTATCAGCATAGATTCCGATGACCAGATAAAAGACATTACCGGGGCCACCCAGGCCGATCCCGTTGTCATCACATGCGCCGGACATGGCTTTACCGATTATCGCCATGTCTATATATCCGACGTGGGGGGCATGACCGATTTAAACACCAATACCTACCGCATCGCTAATGTGGCCACAGATACCTTTGAGCTGGAAGACGTGGACGGCACCGCCTTTGGCGCGTACACGTCAGGCGGCAAGGTGAGACTCAGGCCGCCATTTGAGTTCGAGTATGAGTACAGCCTGCCCTCTGATTTCCTGAAAGATCACAAACTCTATGACAGCGCCGCCGACTATGACATCGAGGAGAAATACCTGCTTGTCAATGACGATGCGATCGACCTGGAATATATCGCACAAATAACGGATACGACCAAATTCAGCCCTTCCTTTATCTATGTGCTTTACCTCACCCTGGCATATCAATTCTGTCAAAAACTGGCCGCCTCGAAGACATTAACACAGCAGATCGGCATTGAGCTGAATAAGGCCCGATTGGATATCATGGCCATCGAGGCACGGAAGGGCAAGCAGGTTGACGAGAGAGAACTTAATAGCTGGCAGACGGCTGGAAGGTTTTGAATATTGAAAATTGATTATTGAAGAATGAAGATTGAGGATCCCGGAGATGTCATTTAGCGCAAAAAAAAGAAATATCACCCTATTAGTCATATCTATTCTGGCTTTTTGCGCCCCGCTCTTTGCCCCCTGCTCCTATGCGTTAGATACCCATATTGCCATAACCAACTTCACCTCGGGCGAGCTTTCCCCTCTCATGGAAGGCCGCACCGATATGGCAAAATATCAGAGCGGCTGCATTGAGCTTGAAAACTTCTTTGTGTACCCGCACGGTCCTGCGACCAAGCGGCCGGGATTCGCCCATGTGGCAAAAGTCAAAAATTACGACAAGAAATGTCGTTTGATCCCTTTTGAATTTTCCACCGAGCAGGCCTATATTATCGAGGCAGGCGAGGAGTACATGCGGTTCTATATGAACCAGGGGCAGATCCTGAGCGGTGATCCCTGGTCCTCTAATGCGGTCTCAAATGGCGATTTCGGCGCAGGGGTTACGGACTGGACTTTGGTCAGGGGTTATGCAAGTAGTGTGGCAGGGGGGGTAACTGGACATTGCCTGGCGTTAAATGGGACCGGTGGAGGTCAGTGGGGTGTTGTTGAACAGAGTGATATACCGATCGAGGAGGGTGAAAAACATCAATTTCATTGGGCTGTCAAAGCGGGATCAGGAGTTTCCAACGCACCCCCTTATTATATTGAGGTGACATTATGGGTAGGTTTAGACAGGATATACGAATCCGGATTATCGTCCCCACCGGCCGCCTGGACGGAACACACTTTTGATTTTTATGCAAACGCATCAACCGCCGAAATAACACTGGAGGTGAAAGGCGGCGGCGGCTCCGGGGTTACCCATTATTTTGATGAAATTGAAATTAAACAAGCTGATCCCGCCTATGAAATAGAAACACCCTATCAGGAAGGGGATCTTGATGATCTGAAATGGTGCCAGAGCGCCGATGTAATGTACCTGACCCACCCGGATTATGATGTCTACATACTTGAGAGGAGCGGCCACACCAATTTTGCCCTTACCTCGATAAGCGGGGCCAGCGCCTTTACAGCCGACCCCTTTACCGGGGCCGATGATTACCCCTCATGCTGCACCTTCCATGAAAACCGGCTGATATTTGCCAACACCAACACCGAACCCAACACGGTATGGATATCCAAATCCGGGGATTTTACCGATTTTACCACCGGAGTATTGGATGACGACGCTATTATTATCACCCTGGCATCAGACCAGGTAAACGCTATTCAGTGGCTTGTGCCATCTATTTATCTCACCATGGGCACAACCGCAGGGGAGTGGCGTATCAGCGCCACAGATCCGGATGATCCCATTATCCCGACAAATATCACGGCCAAGCGAGAGCTGGTATACGGGTCCTATAACCGCATGGCCGCAAATATCGGCAAGGATATCCTTTTTATACAGTCGGCACGGAGGAAGATCAGGAAGCTTTCCTATAACTGGGAGAGCGCCGGATATGTAGCGCCCGACATGACTGTTCTGGCGGAACATATCACGGAGAGCGGTGTATCCGAGCTGGCGTTTCAACAGGAACCTTTCAGCGTTTTGTGGGCCACCAGGGCGGATGGGAATTTATTAGGTTTGACCTATTTGCCGGAGCATGAGGTATTCGCATGGCATCGCCACACTACGCAAGGCTCGTTTGAGAGCGCCGCCGTTATACCGGGAGACATGCAAGACGATCTCTATGTGGTTGTCAAAAGAATTATAAACGGAGATGAGAAAAGATTCATCGAAGTCCTGAACCCCCACTTTACCGGCACAGACCTTGCAGACGCGATTCTCCTGGACGGAAGCCTCAGCTATTCCGGGTCCCCGGTTACGGCTTTAACCGGAGCGACTATTTATGGAGACTCAGGGGTCAGCGTCCTGGCCGATGGAGGCGTGACGAGCGCCGCCGTAGACGCGGACGGAAATTTCAGCATCCTGGAAGCGGCGAGCAAAGTCCATATAGGACTCCCTTATACCGCCACGCTCAAAACCATGCGTCTGGAAGCGCCCGCCGAGGACGGCGGCACGTCCCAGGGCAGGATAAAGCGCATATCAAAGGCGATACTACGACTTTATAAGACAAAGAATTTTGCAGTAGGTCCGAACGAAGATAAGCTTTTAGACGTAGTGACCGAAAGCGGCACTACCAATCTTTTTACCGGGGACAAGGAGATAAGTTATCCGGGCGGATATGAAAAGGAGGGCTACATTACCGTAGTCCAGGACGAACCGCTACCCTTAACTATACGGTCAATTGTTGTGAAGGTTACGACAGAGGACTAAAGGAATAGGTAGATAAATTATGGAAGTTTTCCTGGTCATTATGACAATCCTCAGCGCCGCTACAGCCGCCTATAGCCAATACCAGCAAGGGAAGGAGCAGGAAGAGGCGAGGGAATATAACGCCCTTGTGGGAGAGAACCAGGCCCAGTGGGCGGAGTATAACGCAAAGCGCGAGGCGGACGTTGCCAGACAACAGGTCGAGTATGCAGAGTATAACGCCGCCGTGGCCACGACGGAAGCTGAAGAGGAAGCCCAAAAAAAGGGTGAAGAAGGCCGCCGGTTAATAGCCGCACAAAAGGCTAAATACGGCAAGGCCGGTATCTTGCTGGAGGGAACCCCGATCGATGTCCTGGTCCAGACCATGCTGGAGGTGGATTACGACCGCCTGGGTATATTGCGCCGGGGAGAGACAGAGGCCTACAACTGGAAGTATAAGGCATGGCAGTATCAGACGGGCGCAGATACCGCCATGATCGCGGGTGCAAGCACGTCCGATGTATTGCGATCCGGGGCGGCCCTCAATCGGATGCAGGGAGCGCAGGCGGGACGGGCAGGTACCTATCAGGCAGGGACAACGATACTGACAGGGGCGTCAAAGGTAGCTGATGTTTATAATAAAAGCAAGAAAAAGCAAGACCAATCATTATTAACGGGGTTCTAAAGTTATATTGAGCTATGCCAGTCATACCAACATATAGAAGGGATGATATCAACCTGGGCAGGCTGCAAGGCGGACCGGTCTCTATTCCCGGGATTCCTCCCGGTATCCATGCAGAGGCGGAATCTTTTTCTTCTGGCGCAGGGCAGGCAGCGGGTGAGCTGAGCAAGGTAGCGGATATTGCAACAGAGCTTGCGGAGAAGTGGCATAAGGCGAGCCAGATAACCGAGCTGAACAATACCCAGCTCGATACCCTGAAACAGGTAACAGATTTTGAGAAGGGTTTAGCGGGCAGGAACGATTATAAAAACTTCGAGGCTGAGTGGGATAACCTGATAGGGGGCATACAAAAGGGATACGAAGAAAAGAATTTAGATGACAATGTGTTTCAGGCCCTGACCAACGACCTGGTCAAGATGCACCTGGAGGGGGGCGTCAAGATCGGGGGAATTGTCAGAAAGAAGACGGCAGATTTTGGCCGGGCCAGTTATTTCAATGCCAAAGACAGCTATGAAAAACTTTTTTCCGGCGAGGACGAAGGGGGCCGGGAGGACATTATCCAACGATTTAAGGTAGCCACCGCCGAAAACTTCAGCGCCGGTTATATCACGGCACAGGAGGCGGGGGAAAACCTAATCAAATTTTCAGAGACTACGGAGAGGACCAGGGCGGGGCAGGATTTAAGGAGGAATCCAGAAAAATTCAATCCGGATGATTACCCCTCTCTGACCCCAGGAGACAAGATTACACTGAGTGATCATGCGCTTAGACTTCACCAGGCCAATCTTAAACAACAGATCAAACAGCAGGAAGATGCCGAAAAAGAGATAGAAAAGATCAGGACACAACTTATTGAAAACAGCGATTACCAGGCATATCAGGGGTTTTTTAATAAGACGATGACCTTTGAAATGCTTGAAGAGATAGCCAGCGCAAGGGAGATCAGCGAGGGCGCTTATATAAACATCAGAGACAGGATGGAGAAACCCGAAAAGACTCCCCAGGAAAACAATCCGATAGTCCTCGGAGAGATCCAGGAGGAGATAGAAAGAGGAAGGGATGCACGCCCGCTCCTGAAGGCCGCCCTTCAAAGGGGTGATATAAAAGATGGGACTTACATCACAATGATAGGGCAGGTTGTAAAGAAAGAATATGAAGATGCGGTCTCCTTTGTCGCACGCGCCCTGGAACCTTCTGAAGCCGACAGATGGAGCCAGGACAAACACCTCAAATATGCCGAGGCCATGGACAGGTTCAACACACTGATAGATTCGGGCATGGAGCCTGGGAACGCTTCAAAAACAGTAGTGAATTCCTATACCTCCGATCTGCGCCGATCGATTCATGGGTTGCGGAGGCCCATGTTCCTGAAGGGGCAAAAGAATAACCTGGCGGATCTTATTACAGCGGAGGAGGCCTCCGCCCAGGCATATCTCAAAAAAGAGATCTCAGAGACGGCATATCTTGATGAGCTGCAGCTTATAGATCAGCTCAAGAATATCGTATCCGCCTGGGAGAATATTAATGAGCAGGGGAAAGAGGAGTACGAAAAACTCAAGGTCGATTAAATGGAGATACCGAAAGTACAAATCGTTGACGGGATTAACACCAAGACCGGCCAGCCTGTAATGACCGAAGATTATATTCAGGATGATGTGAGCGGGGCCTATCTCGAAAACCGCCAGATCAGCCATGAATTTCATTCTCCGGCCGTGCAGGCGCTTTTCAGGTATGGGGATAAATCGCAACCAGCCGGTCCGGGAAAAGCAGAAAAGCCCGGATTAACTCCGGAAGATCAGGAGAAGAAAAAACAGGAATTTATAGATCAGCAAAAATCATCAGGGAAAACAGATGAAGAAATCCAGGCCATGATGGGCGGGCTTGAAGAACCCTGGGTCGATCCCCTACCGGCCGCCTCCGGTGGTTTTGCCGGAGCAGGGAAAGTGGCATGGAGCGCCGGTATGAAATTAATGCCCGCTCTGGCCAGGTCGATTACTGCGGCAGGTGTTGGCGCCATTGCGGACTACCCCGTAGGCATTGCCACCGAAAAGGTGGGCGAGAAGTACCCGAGGCTTGCGATGCCCTTTAATGTGCTGATAGGCATGGTCTCCGGTATGAGCGTGGAGAATCTTTTAGAAAAAAGCATCATCAAGGCTTTTTCCAAAAAGGGCGTTAAACCATCCGCCCAGCTTGTCCGGGATGCCGTTGAGAGGGTGAAGACCAATCTCCAGGCAGAAAAGGTTGATGATGAGCTTACCGCTTCTGTGGTGAAAGATATTAATGCGGAATATGGAGAGAAACCTTTGCAGGGAGTCGGAGAAGGTGATATAATCCCGCCCAGGGCTGCAATAGAACCACCCTTCGAACTTGAAACCCGCCTAAACTACGTCCTGGGCGATTCCAGTAAGCCTCTTGTAGAGCTGGCACCGGAGACAGAAAAAAAGGCCTCCCTTTTTCTTCAGACAAATATCCAGGATCTTCCCGAAAAGGCCGTCAATATTAATTTTGCCAACATCAAGTCATCGGATGATGTCCAGGAGGCCATAGCTAAGACCGCCGATCTTTTTTCGTCCGGCATCGATGCCGCCCGTCGCGGCATGATCTCAAACGAGGAGACCGGAAAGCTGGCAGATCTGCTGGGCATGGATGTCAAGACCCTGCTGAAACGCCGTAAAGGCGAGGCCTTTAACGCCGAACAGGCCACGGCTGCACGGCAGATTCTGGTGTCATCCGCAGAGCATCTTGTCGAGCTTTCTAAAAAGGCATCGAGCATCGATGCCAATGATATCGACAGGTTTGAATTTATCAAGCATCTTAATGTGCATTATGCCGTTCAGGCCCAGGTCTCCGGTATGACTGCCGAGGCTGGCAGGGCTCTTCAGGCTTTCGGTATAAGCGTGGCCGGCATGGAAGGCCAGACAAAGGCCATCAAGGAACTTCTTGAGAATCTTCCTGGTGGTATGTCTACCTCAAAGATAGCCGAAATGGTCTCCCATCTTGATACGGTAGAAGGAGTGAATACCTTTGCCCGCCAGATCCGTCGTGCAACCACCTTTGATATGGTTCTTGAGGCATGGATTAACGGTCTGCTTTCCGGTCCACAGACCCATGCAACCAATACCCTATCCAACACCCTGTTTGCCGTGTGGCAGATTCCGGAAAGATTCGTGGCCGCAGGCATCGGCCAGATCACGGGGTCCAGGGCCGTCAAGGCCCAGGAAGCTATAAGCCAGGCATACGGGCTTATGGAGGGCCTGCAGGACGGGTGGAAATTAGCCGCCAAGGCCCTGCGCACCGGCGAGCCCTCCGAGCAACTGACCAAGGTAGAGACCAGGGTGCACCGTGCCATTACAGCAGAGAATCTCCGTGAGACTATTCCGGGCAGACTTATAAAAAAGATCAGCCCCAATGCCCTGGAGCAGGGTGGTATGGCCGCCCAAGCCGTTGACCTTATGGGTGAAATGGTCAGGGTGCCGGGAAGGCTCCTCACAGCCGAGGATGAACTCTTTAAATCCGTTGGTTACAAGATGGAACTCCATGCCAGGGCGAACCGCCAGGCCATTGACGAGGGGCTGAAGGGCGTAAGCATGGCAAAACGGATACAGGAGATCATTCAAAACCCAGAAGAGATCGCCCCTGATATCCATATGGCCGCAGTGGATGCGAGCAGATATCAGACCTTCACACAGCCCCTGGGCGAAATAGGCCGAAAATTTCAGGGCATATTATCTCAAGTTCCCGTGCTCCGGTTGATAACACCTTTTGTGAGAACGCCGGTAAACATCATGAAAGGCGGCTTTGAGCGGACCCCGCTCGCCTTTGCTTCAAGGAGATTCTGGTCTGAAATCGGAGCGGGCGGCGCACGCAGGGATCTGGCCCTCGCCAGGGTCTCCATGGGATCCACAGCCATGATATCAACGGGCTATCTGGCTGCCCAGGGCCTTATTACGGGTGGCGGACCATCAGATCCTGAGATGCAGGCCGCTTTGCGCAGGACCGGATGGCAGCCCTATTCCATGAGAATAGGCGATACCTATATATCCTTTAACCGTCTTGAGCCCCTGGGAATACTTTTAGGCGCGGCAGCCGATTTTACGGAGATAGCGGGCCTGGCAGGCGAAGAAATGCAGCCTGAAATGGATAAGCTTGCCGCTGCGATCGCCCTGGCCCTGTCAAAGAACGTCACGAGCAAGACCTGGATGAAGGGCGTCTCCGAAGCCATAGAGGCCATACATGATCCCGATCGATACGGACAAAGATATATCCAGAACTTTGCCCGGTCAATGGTGCCCGCCCTGTTCGCCCAGGTAGAACGTACCATGGACCCGGAGATGGAGGCGGTATACAGCATAATAGATGCCATGAAATCCAGGATACCTGGTCTTTCCTCCGATCTTCCTCCCCGCCGCGATCTGTGGGGCGAACCTATCACGACCGCTTACAGCAAGGATCGCTCCTGGATTGAAACGGCCTTTAGCGCCCTCTCTCCATTCTATCTTTCGAAGGCAAAGGATTCGCCTATCGACAGGGAACTGATCAGGCTTCGGCTGCCCATTGCTAAACCGAAAAAAGTTATGAGCTTTGAAGGCGTGGCCCTGAATCTGCCACCACATGAATATGACCGCTTTTTGGTGCTCATGAATACCGTCCCCCTGAATTCGACCGGAAAAGGCCTGAAGAGCAGCCTGGATGACATGGTGAAAAATGATCCTCAGTACAGATCTGCAAGTCCGGACATGAAGGAAGTGCATATCAAGCGCTACAGGAATGAGGCAATGGCCCTGGCCAATATCAGGTTGCTTGAGGAGTCGCCGGCATTGAGAATGGCGGTTGATTACGGGCATATAAAACAACAGGCGGAAGCCGCGCAGTAAGGAAGCCATAGAACACAGATTTTTATAAAAGGAGTAACGCCATGAAACGGATAGGAAGATTTTTATTGATGGTAGCGGTTCTCCTGGCCTTATCGGTCCAGGCCGAGGCCGGGACAAAGAAATGGGTGTTTACCCTGATGACCGTGCCCAGTTCCGGTGCGACGGTCTATGACTCCGGGAATACCACGGCGGCCACGGCGACCACAGATACCGGTGTGTCCAACATGGCCCGCCGCTACGGCCCGATCCCTGATGAGCTGAAGACCGATCTTTACACGATTGATATCAGCGATTCGGGCGGGCTTTTCCGGGTGGACATTGTCGACCTGGACCCGTCCCAGGCGGCCACAGGTACGAGCGATTTTTCGTCCGGGACAACAGCGGCTTTCTTTATTAAGACGGCGCAGGAGAATACACCGGAGGCCTGGGCCAACGCAGAGCTAACACCGGTATTTACCGCCCTGGCTATTAATTCGGGTAATACGGTTGTTCCCTATTTCTTTGAGACAGGGCCGGCTAATTACATGCGAGGCTATTTTTTACCATCGGGTATTACGCCGTTCGATAACGCCCAGGTCGGCATTACCAGCGGGTTTGATCGAGCATGGTGGGTGCCGCCCCAGCCCTTTGTTATCGGCAATCGGGTATACAGCCTGAATGCCAATTCAGGGACAAGCACGACCGCCGCCGATGATAACGGTAACGGTATCCCGGCAGGCACCCGGTGGGTCGAGATGCAGATAGTCGGCTCGGGCAATAGCGTATTTTATACGAAAGACGGATCGAGCATCAACAGGGCCAATGCAATGACTTTAGAGGTAGGGGATTACCGGTTCTTGAACCGCAAAGAACTGAACAATCTAAAAATGGAGGCCCTGGCCGAGATCGCGGTAAGGATTGATTGCTATACCAATGAGCCATAATGGAGGGCGGTATCATGGATAGGTGGAAAACTATAATATTCTTTAGCCTGATCGTTTCATTGCTTGGCTCGGTTTTATCGCCCGCATATAGCGAGGGGAAAAGGCCCATCAATGCGAGGGTGATGAGAGATCCCGCTTATCTCTTGAAGAAAGACAACACCTGGTCGGGTACGCAGACCTTCAAAGGGATTGCATTTTTTGACGGGACCACCATGACTACAGCGGCGGGCACAGGAGGTGTCTCAGGTGTCAGTCTTTGGGCGGATAGCGGAGCAACCTTAACAGGTGCGGCTAATTTTGGATTGACGGCAGGAGCCGGTATCAACCTGACTCCATCAGATAGCGCCGGTGGAACCTTTGGCCTGGTTATTACTTCAACCGCGACCGCCGTTGGTGCGTCGGGGTTGACTACAATCCAGACTGATGATGGGACCGAAGCGGAGTCAGCCATTCTTGGGGATGCCGTAGGGGGAATGTTCCTGAAAGGTCTTAACGGGCTTAGCACGACAGCGACAGGGAATAGTGTTTATGTTACTGTTGACGGTGGGGTGTCAAAGACTGTGACTGTGCCTTCTGGGGTAAGTCTACGTGTAGTTGGAGCCATAACCGTTACGGACAGTGGAATTACGAACGAAGGTAAGCACTACCTACCCCAACAGAATAATGCTATAACCCCTACGATTGCTTTTGGAGATATGGATACTGGAATTTATGAATCAGAAGATGATTACTTAAGGTTTACCATAGGAGGTATCGTAAGATTTGGGATAAATCAATCTTACTTTTTAGGATCAGGAGGCATAGGAAGCCCAGCAATACTAAGGTATCCTGGATCTTTTGACTTGCCTTCTTATTCGTTTAACATTGATGAAAATACTGGTCTTTATAGGCCAGCAGCGGATATGCTCTCATTGGTTGCAGGTGGGGTGGAAACCGCAAGGACAATGACCACAGGTTTTTTTATTCCAAAACTTCTATTTGGATCAGACAGTGGGGCCACCCTGTCAGGCGTGAGCGTAGTGATTGTAAATGCTAATACTTTTAATGCGGATGATGTTAGATCTGGGGTGTCGCCACTGGTTGGTTGGCTCAAGATTGATAAGGACACGTATCCTAACGGCATCATCATCGACAGTGTTTATATGCAGATATTTAGTAATGCTACAGATTACCAGGTCGACGTGGAGGAGTGGACCGCCGATGCCTGTCCGTCTCACGATAATGATATCGAAGCAGATTTAAGGGCAAATACTACATCTGAGGTTGAAGTGCGGGGAACTGATATTGACCATCGAGTTGTGGAAGGTGGGAACTGGGTTTTCATAAACTTCGATGATGCGGATCTGGTTCAACAGACTTATATCAAAATCAAGGGGAGGATAAGATAATGCGGTGATGGGATGTTTGTCATGTTTCACACGCTTTCTGGAGTAACAAAAGTTTCATTTCAAATGGATTGTATACAAACTTACAATTAATCTGGGGATGACGGGGAATTAAGGAGGAAATATGGAAGTAACCTATCCAGGAGGATGTGATACGAATTTACAGAGGTTTGAGTTTTTAACCAGCCTCAGAGAAAAACTGCGATTACTCTACAATCTCATGAGCTTGTGGGCGTCCACTGGTATAACAGAGGTGAAATATAATAATCTGCCCCAACGCATTAAAGACAGGTATCCGTATGTTGCGGTCCTGTCTGGTGCTGATTTTACAGATTTTGTGGAACTGGTTTTTAAGAAAGCAGAAAAACCTATCCATAATGCAATAGAAGATGCAAGGGCAGGCTATATCACAGAACTAAAAGGGCAATACTTGGAAAGCACAACATTCAGTCCCGACCTGGAGGAACACATTGGCCTTTGAAGATTTACAGAATGATTATACGTTAGGCGGGGCTCAACAGGCTGTTTTAAGTCCAGCCGCAAATGCTTGCACGTTTACTCAATTTGAAAGGCAAGATGAGGCTTGGTTGCAAAAAAGTCATGGGGCAGATCATTTTAATGGCGATTTTACGCATACGTTTAAACTAAAACTGACTGCTGAGAATGGCGTTTATCCAATGGTTCTGCTTTGGTTGTTAGCTAATCAGATTGATTCATGGGATGATATCAGAACTGAGAATGACGATACACAGGACATAAACATATATGTAGGTAAAGCCAGGCTTGGCGTTGTTGAGGATGGAGTTTATAGACATTCTGATACTGCCAACTCTCTCGCAAGCGATAGCACACAATATTATATCACAGTTGAAAGAGATGATGATGGCGGAGCTAATGGCACTGGCCAATTAACTATGAGAATTCATACCGTTGATTATTTCGGAGAGGCCGGTTCTATTGAGCTTGAAACTGAAACAATAGATTGCAGTGCAGGAGAGCAAAATGATTTTCAGTATTTCTATCCTTGCAACCAATATGTAACAGCATCACTCCTATCGTATTACAGTGGAGTTTGTGAGGATTACAATTTACATGAGGGCGCTCCCCCCGCAGGCGAACCAAGTCGACCGCCGATGTTTATCAATATAATGACAATGAGCAAGCTGGTATTACCATTTCTATTTTTAGTTGGATGCCTTAGAAATCCGATGCTGACGGATAGGGAAAAATTCAACCCATTGAAATGGATAAAGAAATGAAATGATGGTATGGCGTGAGAGATTAAAGAAAGGAGGGCATATGAAAAAGATTGTTGTGTTACTTGTCGTAGTCGTTTTGGCAATGGCACCCCTGGTGTTCGCCCAGGAGGAGAGCGCAAAACAGCAAGAGATTACTCTCCTCGAGGAACGGTTAAAATCTATTCAGTGGGAAAACCTTTACCACCAGGAGAGATTACAGCAGCTCCACGCGGCCTGGCAAAATATTAGCGCGAGAATCAACGCATTGAAAACCTACCAGGTAGACGCCATAAAGGGCGAGGTAAAGGAGGAAGATAAGCCCTCGGCACCCATCCCGGAACAGATAGAAAAAACAGAGGAAAATGATCAGCAAGACCAATAAAGATGGAAAATCTTTCAGTAGCCATAGACTGGGTTTTCAAGGCGATTATAGGTGTCCTCTTTTTAGGCGTCACCATATGGGCAATCCGGGGATGGATAGAGGCAAAGACCGAGACTCATAAACCAAGTGATCAGGCAGTTACACTAGACGAATTAAACAAACACTGTATTAGAGAGCAGGTCAAAATGGAAAAAGAATTAAAGACAGAGATTGGTCACGTCAGAGAGCTTATCGAGAAGGATCTGGAGCATGGGCGCAAAAAGTTTGATCTGCTATTTGGCGGGATCAAGGAGATAAGAGAAGACTTTAATAGCAGCATAAAGGTAACAAAAGAGGATTTTACAATGGCCCTGTCTAAAATGGGCGATAAAATCACTGAGGCGATATCCAGTGTGAATGGTAAGGGTTGATATGCGAGAATGCAAGATAGACGATGTTTGCCATAACGTATTAAATTATGTGCCTGTTATCAAGGGCATGATCATTGATATCGAGCGGGCCATAGAGGCCGAACTGGACCCGGAGGAGATCCTGGAGAAGACAAGCAGGGTCAAACACCGGTGCGAAAATATAGAACAGTTCTTAAAGGCTATTATCGGGAACGGCGAATCCAAACGGGAAACCGTCATATCTGTAGCCTGGAGCTATTTGGGGACTCCCTATCTTTGGGGCGGCGATGATCCCGCCGGCTTTGATTGCAGCGGGTATATAATAGAGTCCCTTAAATCAGTGGGGTTGTTACCCCGCAAAGGCGACTGGACAGCGGATACGCTTTACCACCGGTTCGTCGATCTCGAAATAGAAACCCCGGTAAGGGGCGCCCTTGTATTCTGGTTTAACAGCGCGGGCAAAGCTGTCCATATAGAGCTTTGCTTGAACGATACCCTGGCCATAGGGGCATCCGGCGGCGGCCCTCTTGTAAAGACATTAAATGATGCCATGAGAGAAAACGCTTTCATCAAGGTGCGCCCCATAGATTCACGGGCGGGGATGCGTAGATATATAGACCCATTTTAATCCACAGATTTCGCAGATTACACGGATTACTCTAAAGTGAAGTTTGGAAGTTATCAAATAGAAAGCAGGCGTGAGAACGGGATATTGCAATTTGCTCCCGTGAGTTTCTGGGATGCCACCAAAGAGGAATTAGAAAATAATACTGGTGGGTGAGGCCCCGGGAAATTTGGGGACTGGTTAGTCCCTGATACAAACTATCTTCAAAATATGTTCCCGGCCTGCCAGAAACATGACTGGATGTATCACAAGGCAGAAATAGAGGAAGATAAATTAATAGCCGATCTTGTTTTCCTACTTAATATGATATTGCTTGTAATTCATGAGGATAATTTTTTGGATAAGAATAGACTTTATCGGGCAATGACATATTTCATTGCTGTTTATTATTGTGGTGGCGGTGCGTTTAGTGGAGATGAGGCCAAGGAACTACCTGTTCGGGACATAATCAATGAGTTAGAGATGCAGTATTTACCATCTGAAAGGAGAAAACATGGAAGATTTTGCAGCCCAAATAATGGCTATATTGGTACCTGCAGGTGTGGCCGTTGTCGGGTCCCTGATTGCCTGGGGGTTGAAAGAGTTGAATGGCTATATCAGGTCTAAGACCAAAAACGAGGCTATTAATAATGCCATGGGGCAGATATCGGAAATAACTCTCAGTGTGGTTAATGACCTTGAGAAGACTGCCAGGAAAGCGGCGGAGGATGGGAAATTGACACCAGAAGAGGCCGATGAACTAAGGCGGATGGCGATAGCCAAGGTTAAGACTATGGCCCCCACGGCCATCACAGTGGCCAACAAGGCCGGGATGGCCTATATGGATGATTTTATCGGCGGTAAAGTCGAGCAGATGGTCCAGGTGTCAAAGCGAATAAAAGCGTCCTAAAAATTTTAATCGTCCTGGTAATACATTATCGAAAAATTAAAAAGCCCAGGGCTTGCAACCTGGGCTAACTTATTGTTTTTACTTGGTCGGGACGACTGGATTTGAACCAGCGACCCCCGCGTCCCGAACGCTATTTCTGTCTAAATAATCTATTGATTTAATTAAATAATTTACTGGTAATACAAAATGATTTTGGTAATTATGAGGGGGCAGATGGTATGAGAAATAAGATTGGCGTGGGATGGTGTGGTCTTTTGTAGGACTTTATATAGATAAAATGAGGACTTATAAAAAACATCGCGCTGGATTTTGAGAAATATTTAATTTGAGAAATTTGGGCGGTTTTTGGTGTTTTTTTGCAGATGGTTTGAGAAAAAAAACCCGGCTTTTGACCGGGTTTTTTTTGAAATTAAATGGGCTTAAATTTTAATATATTTTTCGATGGCGTCGGGTGCATCCCAATGGCCGGCCTGCCAGAAAGCGGTCGCCCAAATCTCGATGCAGGCGAGGTCGAACGGGTGCATCGAATGGAGGGTATCGAGGAGATGTTTCTTATCGACACCCCATTTTTTATCCATACCCTCCAGCTCAATTCCATCGCTAACCTGGAGGATGACGACCTGGCCGAGGATTTGACGGGTCATTGCATAGGCATTATGGAGATCTATAATTAATTTTTTTTCGCCGTCCGTGAGACGGGCCAGGGCGGACTGTAATGTGCGCCGATACAGGGGAGGGAATGCCTCCAGGACAAAAGAAGCCCCCCCGTTTCGAGTTTCAAAATTACTCTCTAACCATTTTGCAGAGGCCTCGGAGATTCGAGGCCCGATGCCGACTTCTTTTTTCATAATTCCTCCTTTCGCCCGGGCTGGATACCGGGCATTAGGTGGGGTTAAATAATCTCTCTGTAATAGGCGGCCTTATCCCAATCAAGGCTCCCGAGATCATCAGAGTTAAGCTGTAAGGCAATGGTTGTCGGCATGTATACGATTGCATAACGGATATCCTCAATAGTTATAATATCCAAATACACATCATAATCATCCCCGGATCGATGATATTCGACATTGCAGGCATCAAGGGCATCGGCTACGCCGGGCGGTAAATTATCCTTGTCAACCTGCTTAAAGCCGTCAAGGTCATAATCGGAGGCATCTTGACAGTCATCCTCACTAATGTTGTCAAGATCAACAACTCCATAAGATGGGCGGACAGCCTCTCCGTGTGAGAGATAGTAAGGTCCGTCCCCCTGGATATCGTCAATCATGGCCTCGGCCTCTTCGGGGCTGTCAAACTCTGCAATGTCATCACTCCCGTGATTGGGATTTTCCTCAAGGTCTCGGTAGCTCAAAAAACTCTCCTGAGGTGCGTTGCATGTGCCTTGGTAATAATTCGGGGTTACTTTTATTGCGTACATTTTTTTTTCTCCTTTCGCCCGGCCTGGTTACCGGGCTGGGATGAGGGTTAGATATAATTATTATGGCAATCAAGTCCGTAATTTACAAGACTACAAGTTTTACAATCTCCCTGGTTTTGGGAGCAATAGATTTTAGCTTCTTTTAGGAAAGCGGCGGTCCTCTCTTTTTCGGTTAGGTATATCCCTATTTGAGATATACCCCATTGTCGCTCATCCCATCTTTTTTTGAGATTTGACATTATTATCTTTTTCATAATTTTTCCCTTTCCCGCGTGTGAGATGCGCGGCCCTTTTCGCCCGGCTTGGGTACCGGGCTGGGTAAGGAGGTTTTTATCTTGCTGTAGATAATATAATAGATGTATAGCAGATGTCAAGATAAAAATGAAGGTTTTTAAAAAAAATGCATTATTTTGGCAGGATTATTGAGTGATATTATGTTTAATTAAGGATAGGGTGAATTTAAAATTAAAAATTATTTAAACGATGCAATTATAATGATAAAAATAATTATGACGATAATGCCCAAAACGACCAGGCAGCCGATATTTAGAGTTTGCAGAAAGCAACCCTCTTGCGGAGGCTGTTTCTGTTTTTTGAAAACGCGGCCGCATGCAGGGCATGTGGGGGCCTGGTCTGAGACCTGGCGGTTGCAATCGGGGCAGGTTGTCAGGGGCATAGGGCGCCTTCTTTGATCGATGCTATCCTTATTATACAAAGACTCTAAAGGCCGATGGCTTTTTTCATTTCGATCCAGAGCTTGCGGCGCTCCTCAAGGCCGTCCGGGGGTTTTTCTGATTTGAAAGAGCTGTGGAGCTTTTCCAGCGCGGCGAGACACTTTTTTAGCTCCTCGCAGTCTTTCTTGAGTTTTTCGATCATTTTGCCCTGTTCAGCGGCGCGGCTGAATGCCTTCAGGTTGGAGAGGAGCGCCCGGAGTATAGCCTGGTCACCGGACACCATGATATTAGTAAACATAGTCATGGCCTGGCCCAGGTCTATCGCCCCGGGATCGGGACGATCGGCCATCCTGCTTCCGAAATAGTCCTCATATTTACCGTTTTCCGGGGATCACACAAGCATACCGTCCGCGTCCAGGATCTCCTCATCACCCATCTTATATCTTACCCCTCTATCCTTAATACTGAGGCCCTGGGAATCAAAAACGTCGTGTTCTTTTAACCCGCCATTTGGACCATAGATTTTTATATCAATATAATCTTGAACTCCAACATGATCCTTAATTTTAACCGGATGTTTTAACCCTTTGCCTGTAACAAGCCAATATGCATCAATATCGAATATAACAGCGATTTTTTCTAATTTTGAACCTTTCGGTAAAACCCCCTTAAGTTCCCACCTTTGGATAGTCTTAGAGGAAACGCCAATTTTTGCCGCAAATTCTTCCCTACTAAGAGCCCCTCTCACCTCAATTAATCGATCAGAAATGGACATTTTTAATATTTTTTTTGGTTTATAATTATTTTTTTTTTCTTAAACCAGATTTGAAACCACCCTTAAACATCACAACTAATTGATATAACAAGTAATACTATGTATCTCAACGAGCAGGAAAAAAATAAGATCTTAAACCTCATAAATATCTTTTTTTCTTGACAAGCCACAGTAATACAAGATTTTATGGAATTTCTAAGGGTGGTAGTTTATTAATTGATTTTCGATGTAATGTCAAGTCGGTGTGGTGGTAGATCCGGGTTGTGGTGCCGGTGCGGCTGTGGCCGGCGATCTCTGAGGTGGATTTCAGGTCAGCGCCGGCGCCCAGCATATTAGTTATAAAGGCATGACGGAAGGCATAGGGCGGGAGTTTTCTTGCGATTCCCGCTTTTTTTTTGGTTGTGGAAAAGGTGTGAGATATTCTCAAAATGGGTTTGTTTCTCAGAGATGATTTCTCTTAACATTCGTATTTCATTCCTTAATTTTCTATTTTCATTAAGAATTTCAATCTGTTCCTGAAAGGATAACCCCTCTTTTTCCGCTTTATCGTTAATTTCCCCATAGGTTTGTATGAGTCCGGTAAGGATTGTCGTTCCTCGTGGCGATTTGGAAGTCTCAGGGGGGGATTTATCACATTTCTTGCATAGATCTTTCAAATGTTCAGGAATCTCTAAATTTAAAATATTATTAATTCTATTTTCAGGTAGCCAACCTCGATTAATCCATGTAGAGATGTTGCCCGCTGTAAAACCAGTTTCGTTTATCTTTTCAGCTAGTTTTGTAATCCAGCCATGCATGATTTTTATGTTTTCATGCTCTGCATATTTTTGAAAAAAAAGCTTAACATAATTTATTTCTAACAAATCTTGTATTTTTTCCTTGACATGTTTAAGATAACCTGTATCATATATGCAAACACCCTATAAAACAGGGTATCAAAGAAACTTTTTTTGAAAGGGGACCAGTTATGAATTCGGAACCAATATCAGCCATCACATCGAATAGTTTCATAAGAAATTACCTTATTTAGAAAGGAGACCAGCATTATGCGCACACAAACGACTACAGACCTGAGAGAGAAAATCGTTAAATTTATCAAAACCGAGGCCCAGGGCATGTCTTTAAATGAGGTCAACCAGGCACTAAAAGAAGTGCACGCAGACCTTGAAGCAAGCGCCGTTATCAAAATTATCGATCATATCAATAGCGCGGGAAGCGCTTTTGATATACCAGCCTATAAATACCAGAATGTATCAAAAGAAGCAAGCAAAAAGGAGTAAAAAAAATGGAAGATCAACTCAGCCCCGGGATACCCCAACAGAGCGCGCATATGGCCGTGCTGCAGCTCCGGCTGCTGAAATTTCCTCTAATAAATATCAGGAGATCCCTGTCCAAGCTGACCGGGATCGGCCACCTGGAAGTATCCCTAAAAATCGGCAAAAAGCGCCAGGAGATCACCAATACAATGCTTGGACAGCGGCATAATATTGAGATCCAGGAGGCGATTGCCAGGGTTTACCAGGTGCCGCGTGAGTTGTTGTTTGATGAAAGAGGACCGGATGCCGGCAGAGCAGCTCAGGCTAAATCTGAAACCGAACGCCGTTGATGACGGCAAAAAGACCCATCGACTGACATTAACGGCGCAGTTGCCACGCCGGAAGCCGACCAGGCCGCTCGGTTACATTACGGACTACAGGACCGGGGAAAGACATCGTTATGGCAATAAAAAAGGAAGAGGGTAAGGGGATATCTGATCAAGGTATCACTTTTTTTATGCACAAAGAAGATCATAAAAAATTAATCGCGGCGGGCATTCGGATTTTTCAGAAAGATAAATCCCTGCTCGTAATTCGGGAGGCGACCACCGGTTATAATAGCTGGCAGGTGCGCCACAGGCACCGGAGTTTAGGGGCGTTAAGAAAAACCTTTAATAAGTTGATGAAAGATCCCAGGGCGGTGAGAGGTTGATGGCACGACGAAAACAATATTTACTTATATCGCTTAGCTGCTTTGCCCTCGCGGTTGCTATCCTTTATCTTTTTTCAGGCTGTACGCCGCGTTATGTAGCAAACAGGCAGGCAGCTGAGATTTACAATCATAGAAGTTTTAATGATCTTTACATACCCTCCGATCTTCATAAGATCATCACCCTGCCCCCTTTAACCATTCACATTGTCGGGAGACACGAATTATTCGACTGGGAGCCCGCCCAGGACGTCAGGAATGGCGTGTTCGGTTATGCTGATTCCTTGCGCTGGGCGATCTGGCTGTTAGGTGTGCGTACAAATGTGGGAGTGATTGTCAATCAAAATGTGCTGGGACATGAATGCAAGCACTTCCTGCATCGCTACGACAACGCAGTCGCGAACCCTCATAACTACGATAAAATCAGGGAGGTACTAAGTGATGGAGATAGCGGCTATAGAGGCGATGGAGAGTGAACACGACTTTTTTGTAAGTATGGATCTGCTGGTTTGCACCCTCGAACACTTGGGAATCAGATGTAATATTCCCTTTAGTTTTACTGATATCCCCCTGGGAGAGCCTGATTATATACGAACCATTTGAGGAGAGGGAGTAATGGGAATCATTAAATGCGTAAACCGAAAATGTCGCTACTTTGATGCGGGAGAACCCGATAATTGCTCTCATCCATTGGGGCAGATTCAGGTGTGCATAGATGCAATAGTTCAAGACGTGACGGTTTCAAAATCTAAAAACTTTTACTTAGATGAATTGAGGAGCAATCAGTGTGTATGTGAAAAGCCAAAGAAACCAAAGCACTCTTTTTGTCCGGAATGTTTTTATAAACTGCCAAGGGATTTGCAGGTGGATCTCTATCTGAGAATGAGAGAGGGATACGAGGAGGCTTATGCCGCTGCTGTTAATTTTTTGGAGGAGAGCGCCTGAATAAAGGATATTTTGAATGCTTTTTCCAGAAACTAAAATAATTCTTGACCTCTGCGGAGGCTCAGGGGCGTGGAGTAAAGACTACAAGGATGCGGGGTATGACGTGCGGATTATAACACTTCCAGACCATAACGTGATTGATTTTATCCCACCTAAGAACGTTTATGGGATTTTGGCAGCCCCGCCATGCACAGAATTTAGCAGAGCAAGGAATGGACACCCAGAAATAGAAAGAGACTTCATTAAAGGAATGAACCCGGTTAATGCTTGCTTCCGGATTTTTTTTCAATGTGATCCTGTTTTTTGGGCCTTAGAGAATCCAATGGGACTTTTAAGTCGATGGCTCGGAAGGCCGCATTTTTATTTTGATCCGTGGGAATTTGGAGACCCATTTACAAAACGGACAGCTATATGGGGAAAATTTAACCGTCCGATCGCAAAATATATAAAAAAAGCAAAAGTGATGACCGAAAAGCAAATCATTGAATGCCAAAGAAACAATAAGCCTCAAGATAGAGGTAATAGCCTGGCGAAGGCGGAAAAGCGAGCAATAACCCCCGCAGGATTCGCAAGGGCGTTCTTTGAGGCTAACCAATAGATGGGGAGTAACAGCCTCAAGCCATGTGGAACGAAATTCTTTATTGTCCGGAATACGAAAGGGATCTTCACCGGGCGGTTTGTGAATGGCACCAGGAAGAAAATGATCCGAAGTGTGAAGGATGCTTAGAAGGTGAGAAGGTTAGAAAGTGAGAAGGTGAGAGGGGGAGATACATGCCGCAGACTTATAAGAAGTTATGTCTTGAATGTTTAAGGGAGTTTGAAACCCCAGGAAGTAAGGGCTGCCCTTATTGTTCAAGTGACCGATGGAATTTTATTAATGACTCGGGCCGGATAATAAAACCGTATCTTGATGTGATTAAGAGGCGGAGAGGTTTTAGGAGGAGGGCTTATGGACGAAGGTAAAAATGAAGACGGGGCGCTTGACAGAAAATTAAAAGACTTTTACCAGCGTACCGAAGGGCGGCCAATGGAGGCTGTTTTAGAAATAGTTCCGCCAGGCAAATTCCCGGTCCCGGAGGGGAAAGCAGACAAAGGCAAAAAAGAGATCCTGGTGGGCTTAGTAAAAAATCATGTAATTATCAATTTCGGGAAGCCGGTTGCCTGGATAGCCATGAAAAGGAAAGAAGCTTTTTCACTGGCAAGGGCGATAAGGGGAAACGCCAAGAAAATAAAATGAAATGCGCTGATGTGTATACCCTGCTTTTCGAACCGGGCGAGGTGACCGAGATCCGGGCCTTCGGCCTATCTGGAAAGAGTAAAGCCTGGGAGGGCTTTGCCAGGGGCGCCGGTATTGTCTATGGATACTTTGACAATCCGGAGGATTTCGGCAGATGCGCCGAGGCCCTGGACAAAGCAGCGGCGCCGGGCATCTATTTTACCATTAACCCGGTTACTCCCGTCCTCCTGGCCAGGGCGGCCAACCGCCTGAAGGCGGCCGGCATGAAGACGGCCACGACCAGCGATAAGGACATTTTGTGTTTACGCTGGCTTTACATCGACCTGGATCCCAGGCGGCCATCGGGTATTTCATCCAGTAAAGAAGAGTTGAAGGCCGCAATCAAATTAAGAAATAAGATCTTTAAATATTTTAGGGGTGAGTTTGAGTACGAGGGCGGCGTACCGGCAGTATCCGGCAACGGCACCCATCTTTTGATCAGGCTTCCCGATCTGGCATTGACCAACCGCGAGGACCCCAGTGAGGACCCGAACGTCATTAAGATAAGGGACTGCTTGAGGGGTCTGGCGGAAAAGTTCGACACCGACCAGGTCGATGTCGATAAGAAGACCTTTAACGCATCGCGTATATGCAAGGTATACGGCACCACGGCCAGGAAGGGAGACCACACGCCCACCAGGCCGCACCGTAAGAGCTTTTTAGAGCCTAAGTATATGGAGCCCGCCCTGAAGGGACTAGAGGGCGGTTAGGCGTCCGTTTCATATTAACTGTTAGCGTCGATGCAGCGGCGGTACCGGGGGACGTCTGTAAAATGTTTTTCCCGGCCGCCGGCCTCCGAAAGGGTAGACAGCGGGTTTTTGAGGGCTTTTACCGGAGCCTTTAAGCTATCCGAATTGACGCACACCCGCACACGTCAAACGTCATAGGCGGCTGGTCCGCACAATCGGCCGCCTATGATCCCACCTTAAGCAAAGGAGAAAGGGGGACCACCGATGCAAGAAGGAATAGGTTTTGTAATAGAGCCAAAGAAGGGACACGTCGTGCCTTTTCAGGCCTCCAGGCGGATCGATGGGGATATGCTGGAGGTTACTATAGTCGATGGCCGGAAGGTGAAAGTATATCCGTCGGCTATCAGGAGATATCCGGCACAAGATACAGTGGGGAACAAATAGGGATAGTGGTCAGCGGAGGCCTCCGCAGGACCTGGCCGGCGCACACGATCGCGGGGCCATTTCATATAGTTTAATAAATTAAAAATAAAAGGGACTTAATCACTATTATTTTTTTATCCAAAATCAGGAGACACAACATATAGTATGAAAAATAAACCGGCGCACAAAATAGGGGAGCATCAATGGGAGATTCTGAAGGCCGCCCTGGGATTTAAGGGCAGCGAAGCAGAATTTGACAAAGGACTCAAGAAAATTGCCGCAAAAACAAGGGCCAAAGAGAGAGATAGAAATAAAAGAGGTCCACCAAGCTAAGGGATTAGGGATAGAAATTAGCCTGGTTTACCCACCGGTCAGGTTATGGCTGCCGGTTAATTATGTCCAGTTTGTGACCAGGGACTACCAACACCCGGACCATAAAATTGCTCTTATACCCGTCTGGCTTCATAAGCGGACAATGGATAAAGCAAGGAAAGACGGATATTTTGAGGACCCTAAAGAAGATGAAGTGCCTTTCTGATATACCCATCTTATCT